TGTGATCTGAACATGGACCATTGACCGTGATCGCATTGTGATCGCACAGCGACGCACGGATTTTGACCCAAAAAGAATACACAGAATATACGGAAGATAACTTTACTTTAACTTTACTTTAGGATATACTGACCCTAGTTAAGTAATTAAGCTTAACAATTAAATAAGGAAAACTTATGAATAATAAAAATACAAAAACTAAAACTGAAGTGAAAATTAACTTAGGCGGATTAGACGGTGACGCTATATATAAAGCAACAGGCAAAGTAGCCAGAGCCCAGCATAACGCTGACCGCCATACCGAGCTGAACGGCAAAACGGTTAAGGAAGCTATAGCGACTAGATTAGTAAACGCCCAAGACGTTAAGTATGACGTAGCCAAGGGATTTATTACGCTAGAAAAAAGCTAACCCCCAACGGGAACGGGTAGCGGGAAACCGCTACCCCGAACCAAGAACCCTAGACAGTAAACTATTACACACACCCCAAGAACCGAAGATTTTTACCCCCCTACCCCCCTTATACGAGAACGATTATATAGTAGGCTAAAGGGTAAGTTTTAAAGAGACATTGGAATTACATTTTACTTTTTAGTGCTCCTGAACTACACTATATAGACAGAAACAGACGATTCTAAATTTTTTTGCAAAATTTTTTATGGCTACAGAAACCACAACTGAAGAAGAACAAATCCTTGAACTCGGTTTAAAAGATTTTACCGACATTGTTTTTGACCCAACAAACCCAGTTGATTATGCTTCCCTAGCAGCAGGTCCAATGGGCAAAGGTATAGTTGCTGTAGGTAAAGTACAAAAACTTATTGACAAACTAGCCATGATACAAAAACAACGTAGAAAGTATCAAGCACAACTAGAACGAGGAGTGGCTAATAGAAAAGTTGGGATAGAATCTAACTATCAGGCAGACATAACTGGTGGAGAAAAAATGATCACCAGCGCACAAAAGAATCTCACAAAACTAGACGCAGAAGAACAAGCTCTTAAAGCACAACTGCCTAAAGGTCAAATAGAGATGGACTTTAACGCAGGTGGTTTAGTTAGTTTGATGCCTCTCAAATACTAGGATCACTGCATGACGACTGGCGCCAACCTAGAACAACTACCCGAAGAAGTATTAAAAGAGCACCTAGAATTAGCAGAAAGATTAGAAGAACTTGAACGAGTAGAAACTTGTCAAAATGATTTTTTATCTTTTGTTAAAAGCCAGTGGCCAAGTTTTATACAAGGTGCGCACCATAAAACCATGGCGGAAGCATTTGACCGCATAGCTAAAGGTAAAATAAAACGACTCATTATTAACATGCCTCCACGGCACACGAAGTCTGAATTTGCGTCCCATATGTTTCCCGCATATTTAGTGGGTCGTAATCCGTCGCTCAAGATCCTACAAGCAACACACACCGCAGACCTCGCTGTTAAATTTGGTCGTAAGATTCGTGACTTAATGTTAATGGAAGATTTTCAAAAGATTTTTGACTCTGTAGCCATTAACCCAGACAGTAAGGCAGCAGGTAAATGGGAAACGCAAGATACCAACAACCCCAAGCTCAAAGGAGAATATTACGCAGCAGGTGTGGGCGGTGCTTTGGCTGGTCGTGGTGCGGATTTGTTTATTATCGATGACCCCCATTCAGAGCAAGACGCCATGAATCCAAAGTCCATGGACGATGTGTACGAGTGGTACACTTCTGGTCCACGTCAACGTCTTCAACCAGGAGGCGCCATAGTCATAGTCATGACAAGATGGAACGTCAATGATTTAACAGGTAGACTGCTTAAAGATGCAGCTCGTGATCCTAAAGCGGATCAGTGGGAAGTTATCGAGCTTCCCGCCATATTGCCCAGTGGTAAAGCACTGTGGCCAGAGTACTGGAAGCTAGAAGAATTAGAAAGTGTCAAAGCAAGTTTAAGAGGTGGACCAAAGTGGCACGCTCAATACATGCAGAATCCAACCTCAGAAGAAGGCGCACTTATAAAAAGGGAATGGTGGAACGAATGGCCAAATGAAAAACCACCTAAATGCGAATATTTAATTCAAAGTTACGACACCGCTTTTTTAAAATCAGAGATGGCGGACTATAGTGCGATAACCACGTGGGGAGTATTTTATCCAGAGGGTCGTCTGGGCGGTGAAGAAATTTATCACGGCGACGCACCACATATTATTCTACTAGACGTAGTGAAAGGTAGATATAATTTTCCTGAACTTAAAGGTCAAGCCTTTAAACAATACGAACATTGGGAACCTGACGTAGTTATAATAGAAGGTAAAGCGAGTGGTATGCCCCTTACGCAAGAATTGCGTAACGTAGGAATTCCTGTTCAAAACTACGTTCCTTCTAAAGGCAACGACAAAGTAGCAAGAGTCAATAGTTGTGCTCCGTTGTTCGAGTCAGGTATGGTTTGGTATCCTGATACTATTTGGGCAAAAGACGTAATAGAAGAATGTGCGGCATTTCCTGCGGGAGATCACGACGATTTAGTAGACTCTACAACTCAAGCCTTAATGCGATTTAGACAAGGTGGCTTTGTTAAGTTGCCTTCGGATTATGAAGAAGAGGTTTTATATAAGAAGAAAATGAGTTATTATTGAAACATACGAGGATAGAATAATATGGCAATAGAAGCGCAAAGATATCCACAAAAAGGTACACCCGTAATTCCCCCAGAGGAAGACGAGTTAATAATAGAAGTAGCTGAGGAAGATCCAACAGCTGGTGGGGTTGAATTTCAAGTAGGACAAAACGGTGAAATGTTGCCCATGGAAGAAGGTGTACAAGCGCAAGAAAATGAACACAACACCAACCTTACCGAAATTTTAGAAGAGGGTTTTCTTGGAGAAATATCAGGTGAACTGATAGGAGCGTATCAAGAAGACAAAGAATCCCGTGATGATTGGCTTACTGCTTTTGCCGATGGTTTAGATTTACTAGGCATCAAATCAGAAGACCGAGATATGCCTTTTCCAGGAGCAAGTGGCGTAACCCACCCATTATTGTCAGAGGCAGCAACTCAATTTCAAGCACAAGCCTATAAAGAATTGCTCCCAGCCAATGGTCCAGTCAATACTAAGGTCGTAGGAGCTGAATCTCCCGAAACACTGGCACAATGTCAGCGTGTGAAGGAGTATATGAACTACCAAATCACCGAAGAAATGCAAGAATACGATCCAGATATGGATAGTTTGCTGTTTTACTTACCTTTGGCGGGAAGTGCCTTCAAAAAAGTCTATTTTGACTCATTATTAAACCGTGCGACGTCTGCTTTTGTAAAAGCGGAGGACTTAGTCGTTAGTTATGACACCACAAACCTAGAAACCAGTGCAAGAATCACTCATGTTCTTAATATGACGGGAAATGACATCCGAAAAATGCAATTAAGCGGAATTTATCGGGATATTGAGATTGGCAACCCTGGAGAAATGAGTTTAGACGAAGCAAAAGACAAAATTGACGAGTTACAAGGGTTAAGTAAGCCAACCAGCGACGCAAATGAGTACACTTTACTAGAAATTCATGTAGATTTAGAGCTGGACGGTGTGGACGAGTATGAATATGCCGTACCTTATATAGTAACTATCCTTGAAGATAGTGGTGAAATCCTCGCAATTAGGCGAAATTGGGCACTAAATGACGAATTATTCCGTAAAAAGGAGTATTTTGTGCACTATAAGTTCCTTCCAGGACTTGGTTTTTACGGTTTTGGCTTAATTCACATGATTGGCGACCTAACTAAGTCCGCTACAAGCATTTTAAGGCAATTAATTGACGCAGGAACGTTAAGTAACCTTCCCGCAGGGTTTAAAGCCCGTGGTATGAGGGTTCAAGGCGAAGATGAGCCTCTCAGACCAGGAGAATTTAGAGATGTTGATGTTCCAGGAGGAACAATCCGTGATGCCTTAATGCCGTTACCGTATAAAGAGCCAAGTAGCGTATTAAGTCAATTATTGGGCATTTTAATTGATTCAGGAAGAAGATTTGCGAGTATTGCGGACATGCAAGTCGGCGATATCGGTAGTCAACAACTTCCAGTGGGAACTACGGTAGCAATGTTAGAAAGAGGCACTAAAGTAATGTCTGCTATTCATAAACGGCTACATTTTGCACAAAAGAAAGAATTTAGGCTTTTAGCAGGTGTTTTTGCAAGATCACTCCCGCCAATATACCCCTACGCAGTAGCAGGGGCAAGTCAAGAAATTAAAGCACAAGATTTTGATGATCGTATCGATATTATCCCAGTAAGCGACCCCAATATCTTTAGCATGGCACAACGTGTGATGTTAGCGCAACAAGAACTACAAATGGCGCAAGCAGCACCAGAAATCCATAATTTACGGGAAGCGTACAAAAGAATGTATGAAGCATTAGAAGTCAAAAATATTGACTTACTTTTACCGCCTCCACCAGAAGTTCCACCAAGAGACCCGATCAGTGATCAACAAGCATCAATTATGGGACAACCTATCAAAGCGTTTGAGTTTCAAAACCACGATGCCTATATAGCAGCACATTCTGCGTTTTTACAGAATCCACAAATGCAACAGAACCCAGTAGCACTTCAATCAATACAAGCTAATATCCAAGAGCACATAGCAATGGGATACAAGCAACAAATCGAACAAGCACTAGGTCAACCACTGCCACCGCTTGATCAAATGCAACAAATGCCACCAGAACAAGCTCAGCAATTAATGAATGAAATAGCCACCGCAGCAGCAACAGCCACTCAACAAGTTACAGGTCAGCAAGAAGCCCTCATGAAAGCTCAACAAAATGCTCAAATGGATCCGATTGTAGAACTTAAGAAAGAGGAAATTGCTCAAAGAGCACAAGGAGATGCTTTACGAGCAGAGGTGGATCAGGCTAAAATAGAATCACAAGAAGCAATCGCAGAAATGAAGGTTGCTCAAGATAGAGAAGAAGCCCTGTTGAAAGCACAAGGTGATATTAATAAAACGTATGGTCAAATATTGAAA